TGGGAGGCGACTTCGACTCTTTCAAGAGCGAGGTCGTTTACTGCAGTCACCCTCAAGTGTCGTGGAAATACGACATCTCACCATTCTTTAGGGAGTGGTGGGAATATAAGGGTCCTGTAGTGCCTCCTAGGACAAAGCCGCATGATCGCGACAAGTTGCCACTTCGGAGCCGAGCACAGCTCAATGCTCTGGGTGCGACCGCTGTTGCGCGGTGTTCCCCAGCGAACTCCCATTCGGAAGTCCTTACATCTCTTGCAGAGACACTTAAGGACGGCCTTCCGGCTGTTCCGGGTATCTCACAGTGGCAAGCAAGAACTGCTGCTGCCAAGGGTGCGGGCTCTGAGTATCTCAATGCTCAGTTCGGATGGATCCCTCTTGTGAACGATATGCAGGCTGCGTACAGTTCCGCAAGGAACAGTGCGAAGATTCTGCACCAGTTTCGGAGGGACGCTGGTCGTAGTGTTCGTAGAACCTACGATTTCCCTGTTGAGGTCGAACGCCAAGAGAAGATGGATCTGTACGAGGGCAATGGGGCCGCTACACAAGCTGGCCTCGGCGCTTACTCAATGCAGACCTATTTTTTCAACAACGGCGACGAATCGGGCAGGTCCTGGACAGATAGAGAAGTAAGTCGAAAGACTTGGTTCTCGGGCGCTTTCACTTATCATATGCCTGCTAGTAATACGCAGGTGGGTAAGTTCATGAGCGCTCTCCAGCAGTATGATCTCCTCTTTGGAGGAGTTCCTACGCCGGATGTTGTCTGGAACCTTACACCCTGGAGTTGGGCCACGGACTGGTTTGCAAATACTGGGGATGTTCTAACAAACCTCAGCAATGCCATGCTCTATGGTCAGGTGATGCGATACGGTTACTTGATGGAGAAAACTACCATCATTGATCGTAACTACTTGGAACTGCCGAACCACAAGTTCGACACCAAGTTCGAGTCTGTCGTCAAGACTACAGTCAAGCGACGGATTCGCGCAAACCCTTTCGGATTCGGGATCACTTTTGACGGGCTTGACGCCTATCAGCTGTCGATCCTCGCTGCCCTCGGAATTACTCGAAGGTAGCGGTGCATTCTGCCCTTTGCTCGGCATCCAGTCGAGCGACACTACCCACAGAATAGGAGTGCCGCTGTGGCATTTTCTGATCCCATCAACATCACCGTTTCCGGTGTTGCCTCGGACTTGTTCCGAACCTCCTCCGGTGAAAACACCGGCTCCTTCCAGAAGAACGACGGAACGCTCAAGGTCTCCGTTTCCCATCAGTACGGGAAGCGGACCCGGCGAACCATTCGACTGGAGCACTCAAAGATCGCACCGGACCCGCTGATTTCTTCGGCGAACATCCGGCATTCGATGACCAGTTACCTGGTTATCGACACTCCGACGACGGGTTATACCGTCGCGGAGGCGAAGGCAGTGGCGGACGCCCTCATGGGCTACCTCACTGCATCTTCGGGTGCCGCCACCACAAAGCTTCTCGGTGGCGAGAACTGATGAAGAGACGTCGGGGTTTTACACCCCGATGTCCCCCTCTCAGGTGGGGCTCCGTGACCGCGCTTTGCTGCGCGCTCTCATGGGCCTCGAGGCTGCTCTCCTAATAAGAGAGCAGTTGGACAAGATCAGATACCACGGCTATGGACTCCGCCACTCTATTAGGAGGACGGATGAAAAGCCTGATGGTGCTCTGGAAAACCCTCGCCGAAGAACTGGCGGGGTGGTGTGGCACAAGCGCTACTCGCGACGTTGAGACTGTCGCGAGGCGAGTAGAGACTGAAGGGATCTCGTTTCTCACGATTTCCCTGGCGAACTTTGGCTCGGACTTCCAAAAAAGTCTGGCCCAAGGTCACGTCGACTCCAACTCGTTTGCGGGTTTCCGCAGACGAGCAGGTCTCCCGGCATTCCTGTCAGGTTTCCTGAGTCAAGTCTTTACTCAAGATGGGTCTCGCTTGCTTGACGAACCAAATGTCGATGCCGTCTTTGCTATACGCCAGCTAACGCTGTGCATGGCGAAGATCGAGCTAGACTGCACCGAACGCCGTATCTCACGCGCGTTTGATCAGTTCGTCGAGTGTGAGAAGGAACTCAGAGAGCACAACTTCCTCGACGAGGACATGGAGAGGTTTACCCATGCTTCGTCAGTGCTCTTCCGTGGGCTCTTCACCAAAGTAGACGGCAATGTTTACAACGGTGTACTTAGGCCACGGCATGGACCAGGTGTAACCGCAGAACGCACTAGCGCGAACCAAAAGTTCAAGCTGGCGTCCTGGACCACCCGGTTGGAGCGTATTTTCCCTTACGGTGAATACGCCATACCATCCTGGAGGTATTACAGCCTCCTGGACCGAGTCGAGTTCCTCGAACCCAAGGACGAGGTACCCGTAAGGGTCATCTCCGTCCCGAAGACGCTCAAAACGCCACGCATTATTGCCATCGAGCCGGTCTGCATGCAGTTCATGCAGCAGGCCATCCTCGGTGACATGATGCGCGAATTCCACAAGGATGATCTCCTCAGGAATATCATCGGATTCAGGGACCAAGAGCCTAACAAGGCGATGGCCCGTCAAGGTTCCCTCGATGGGAGCCTCGCTACGCTCGATCTGAGCGAAGCGTCCGATCGCGTTTCGAATCAGCTCGTGAGAAACATGCTTCATAACTTTCCCTCTCTAGGGGAGGCTGTGGACGCGTGTCGCTCACGAAAAGCTGATGTGCCTGGTCACGGCGTAATCCGCCTAGCCAAGTTCGCGTCGATGGGTTCAGCTCTGTGCTTTCCGTTCGAGGCGTTCGTCTTCACGACGATCATCTTTGACGCAATAGCAGCGGAGCTCAAGCAGCCCATGACCCGCGGCCTCGTTAAGAGGTTCGTAGGTCAGGTGCGTGTCTACGGGGACGATATTATTGTCCCCGTGGAATTCGCCACATGTGTGCGGAAGAGACTCGAGACTTTTGGGTTTAGAGTCAACATCCACAAAAGTTTCACGGAGGGGAACTTCCGTGAATCTTGTGGAGGGGATTACTTCCTTGGAGAGGATGTTACACCTATCCGACTGAGGAAGCCGATCCCCCTGCACACGCAGCATGCCAGTGAGATGGTATCGTTTGTGTCCTTTCGCAATCTCCTTTTCAAAAGAGGGTTGTGGAAGACCGCAGCGTACCTGGACTCTTACATCCGGGGAGTGCTTCGGCATTTCCCTGTGGTGGATGAGACATCTCCTGTGTTGGGTCGTGAAAGTTTCCTTAGCTGGCAAGCTGAGGAAGCAGACCGACGGACCCACGCTCCCCTCGTGAGAGGATACGTGTTGCGGTCCCAGGCTCCGTCCGATCCTTTGGACGGTGAAGCGGCCCTTCTCAAGTTCTTCCTGGC